TTTTAGAAATCCCGGTTGGTACCGTCTTTACCTGAAAGTGATTCATGCTGTTTTGTGAGGTCATCAAAGATGAAATAGTTCTTTGAATCGTCACATTATAGCCTCTGTCCATGGACAGGTCGAGATAAAATATACCACACAATTATAAAATGAATAAACAAAATTATAATCAGTCTCGATTCGGACGAAAAACAGATCACAGAAGGATACTGTTTAACACCCAAGTACGCCACTTGTTAAAATGGCTGATCGAAACATATGGTATATCTGGCGATGTCTGGAATCCTTCATGCAGGTATATGTGGTTCATTCAACACATCTGTTTGCATAAAGGACTAAAGACTACCATCGAGCGAATTAAAGAAGATCGTCTAAAGGTTTTACAATTCCTGGCTGGAGAAATCCAAAAAGGTTTTGGTTTAACCCATGACGGTCTTCCTAAGAAGCTCGGTGGTCTTATTCCATATATCAAGGAAAAGAAAATTTTAGAAATAAAATTTATCTTAACCTTGTTATATAGTTTAAGACGCTTTAACCTTCCTTTAGATCCTAAGTTGGAAACTGTAACGTCTCCATCTAAGGCTCATAATTATGAGTGGATATATAAATATTTTCCTGACTTCGTGAAAGCTGTATGTTCTAGGCTTCCTCGTCGTCTTAAAAATGGAAAATTATTTAAGTATCCTATCTGGGAAGGGTATCATCTTACGACAAAATCTGGTCCCACTGGAGATCAAGCTTTAGTTAGCAGTCTTCAGGATTTAGTGAATATTCCTGAATCCTTAGCTAACTCAATCAAGATCCTTGGTGGGCCGATGCTTTCAGAAAAGATGGATACCTGTCGTCATCATGTTACTGAACTGTCAGAAATAATGAATCAACCTCTTGGAGGACGAAAGTCCTTTAGAAAGTTGTTAGCTATTCCTGATTCGGAAGGCAAAACACGTTTGATTGCAATAGGAGACTATTGGTCTCAAACTTGTTTGAAGCCTTTGCACAGTTACCTTAATACTGTGTTGAGGTCAATTCCTCAAGATCAAACCTTTAACCAAGGTCATGGTCTTAAAGAATTACCTTTCAGTTCAGAGACAACATACTATAGCTTTGACTTATCCGCATTCACTGACAGACTCCCAATCAAGATATTGATTGAGTTACTGACTTATGTTTACGGTGAGTCTATTGCTATGGCATGGTATAATATCATAGCAGGTTATGACTTTGATTATAAAGACCCTAAAGGATTATATTTAAACAACATTAGATATAATGTTGGTAATCCCATGGGCTTTTATACATCTTGGCCATTAACCACGCTGTGTCACCACTTTCTTATTTATGTCTGTTGCCGGGAACTTGGTAAGTCCTGGAAAACAGCTAAATATAGAATGTTGGGTGATGATATTATTATTTTTGACGACAAGCTCGCTGATAAATATCAAGAAATTATCCGCCTAATAGGTATGGATATCCAGATGCAAAAGTCTCATATAGGTAAATCCCTATTTGAGTTTGCAAAAAGATTATTCACTCCTTATGGCGAAATAAGTCCATTCTCAATCAAAGCTGGTTTAAGTGAATCCAAATCTTACTTTGGGTTCATTGAATTACTTAATACCAACTTTGAGAGAGGGTGGACTCCTATTATTTCTTGGCGCGCGGCAGTTTCCAATTATTATCGTACTTCTCCTGTTCGATATAGACGTAAGTCTTTTATCGTGCAGGAAAAGAAGATAGTATATTCGTTACTCCTTTTCAACAGACTGAGAGGGTATGACGAGGTCTTGAATCTTGTAAGAACGATTCAGGATTTTCACGATTACCCTCAACTGTCATGCAATATGGTTAACAAAGCGAAAG